CGCAAGTTCAGCTCAATATGTTGGTTACTGGTACTGCCCTGTGTGACTTCATAAGTTACTCTCCATTGTATCGTAAGGGTATGGACTTACACATCTTGGAGATTCCAAAGGATGAAGAGTACTGCAAGGTACTGATGGAGCGTATCGAACTCTCAGTAAACTACATCAAGGAGCAAGTAGCGGAACTGACGAAACTACACGATCCAAATGAAGATTAACCTTGTAGTCACCTCAGATGGCTTCCGTCCTGCTACTGATGAAGATTATGAGGCGAAAAAGACTCTCAAACGTGGAACGGTAGTTCAGTGTACCATTAAGGAATACCGAAACTACCGATTCCATAAGAAATATTTCGCTCTAATCAATTGTGCTTGGGAGTATCTGAATGAGCAACAGAGGACTTTCTTCTATAACAATATTGATTCATTCAGAAAGACGGTAGAGGTGTCAGCAGGACATTGTGAGCCAGTATATAACCGCACTCGTAATGAGTGGTTGGATATGCCAAAGTCGATTTCCTTTGACAAACTGACTGAATCGGAGTTTTCAGCACTCTACGAGAGGGTGAAAGACGTGCTTTTCTCACTCTTCATTAGTAACGTGAATCGAGAGGATTTTGAAAAGGAACTTATTAATTTTTAACGTTAAAAGTATATGGATATTATCATTAGCGGTTTAGTTACCGCAATCATGCAGCCTCAGACTGGTGTAAGTCAAAAGACTGGTAACGCTTGGATGAAACAGCAATATGTCATTCAGCACGACCAAGGTCAGTACCCTAAGTATCTCATGTTTGAGATATTCGGAGAGGATAGCATTAAGTCAATGGCTATTCAGCCTAACGAGTTTATTACCGTTCATCTGAACGCAAACGCTACTCAGAGTCAGAAAGATGGACGTTGGTTCAATGAGTTGCGTTGTTGGAAAGTTGACCGTCAGCAAATGGGTATGCAGCAGGGTTATCAGCAGCAAGGCTATGCACCTCAGGGCTATCAACAGCCAATGCAGGGTGGTTTCCCACAGCAGCAGCCTATGATGCAACAGCCAATGCAAGGTGGTTATCAGCAACAGCCGATGCAACAGCAAGCACAAGCACCATTCCCTCCTGCGCAAGGTCAGGCAATGCCACAGCAACAAGTTCAGCAGCCTGCACCATTCCCACCTGCACAGGGTCAGCAGGCAGCACCTCAGGCTCAACAGCAAGTTCAGCAGCCTGCACCACAGCAGGGCGCACAGCCTCAGGGACCACAGTTGCCATTCCCTCCTGCTCAATAATGCCTGGAGCCGTATCATTAGTTTGGTACGGCTCTGCTTATTTTCAGAAAAGATGAACTACGTATTATTAAGAAAACTCTACCCTACAACAAGCAATGCAGAAATAGCCGTATTACTTGGTACAACCAAGAATAACGTTGCTCAACGTGCCAATGCTTTAGGTTTGAAAAAGAATCCAGTGTATCTCTCAGGTGTTAATCGTAAGAATGGACTAAAAGGATTAAAGTCTCAAAAAGTTGTCTAAATATGGATTTTGTCACGGATGGATGGTAAGCCCTAAAGATTTCAATGAGGTTACTTGCCCTCGTAGGGAGTCTTGCGCTTACTACGATGTCAATTTCTATCGAAAGCACGTCCACCATCTTGACGATTTTGAGGAAATGTTTCCCTTTGAGCCTTGCCCCTTCTTTGTTCAGAGGCAGGGAGTACAGCAGAAAGAACAAAAAGAAGAAAAATCAGATTTCTTATTAGGCATACAATAATATGATTCCAGATTACATTTTGAAAGCAGCCCGTGAGTATCGTGATAAGCATGGCGGCGACCAGTCATTAGAGGATGCCTTTATTGCAGGGCATAAGGCAACACGTAATCCGACAAAGAAAAGCGTTACTCTTACCAGTGAGCAGGAAATCGTGTTCAATGAATGTTGGACTGCATACCGAGAGAAAGGTTGTAAGGCAAAGGCAATGTTGGAGTGGCAGAAGTTGTCCGACAAAGAGATTGCTATTATTCGGTCCCACATAGAGGCTTATGTGGAAACGAGAGATAGAATCTACCAAAAGGACTTTGAGAGATACCTGAAAGACAAGGTATTTCTTTCTGTCATATTCAAAGGTAATCAGGTCTTTTATGACCCCAAGGAAGAATCTAATGTTGTGATGGCAGTACCACAACAGCAAACAATAGACTGGCAATCGTGATAGACAAAGCACAAGTATATAAGTGGTGGGACGTATTCAAGAATGGTTCAGACCTGACGGAAATACGCATCCTCAGTGGCAACAAAACTTGGAGTGGCTACTTCAAGGACGTTGAAACACTGTTAGCTTGCATTGAGCCATATAGCAATAGCCCTCACACACAGATATACTTCACGTTGAATCATATCAAAGAGGCTTGCTATGGTAGAAGCCAGTGCAACAAGATAATTCAGATATTCAGAGAACCTACAACGAGTGATGTTGATATTGATGGCAGAACGCACATCTTGATTGACCTTGATCCGAAACGTCCTGCTGGTGTCAGTTCAAGTAACGATGAACTGAACTATGCGTATCAAAAGGCGGTGGATATATTCAACTGGTTAAAGTCGCAAGGATTCTATGAGCCTATTATCTGTATGTCGGGTAATGGTTATCATTGCGTCATTCCTTGCCTTATATCAGCGTCGCCCGAAGCTACTGAAACGATTAAGAAATTCCTTCAAGTCCTTTCGTTGTTCTTTTCCGATGAACATATAGAAGTGGATGAAAAGGTATTCAATCTTGCCCGAATCAGTAAGTTGCCTGGTACAACCGCTTGTAAGGGAGAGAATACTCCAGATAGACCTTGGCGACAGTCACAAGTCGTTTATGTTCCTTCTGAAATCAAGCCAACGGATATTGCCTATTTCAAGAAGATTGCGGCGATGTACCCTGAGGAAGAAAAGCCGAATAGGTACAATAACTATTCCTCTGAGAAGTTCGACTTGGTGGAGTTCCTAAATAAGCATGGTATCGGTTACACTACTCAGCGTGTGGCAGGTGGTACAAAATACATTCTCGACCATTGCCCCTTTAACGACCAACATAAGCATAAAGATGCGGTCATCTTTCAAAGGGATAGCGGAGCAATCGGTTTCCTTTGCTTTCACAATAGCTGTTCGGGCAAAACGTGGCGTGATGTGCGTCTGCTATTCGAGCCGGATGCCTACGATAGGGATTATACACCTCAACCTCAGATGTATAAACAGCCTATCATTCAGCAGCCAGTAGTCACAACACCTATCATTCAGCAGGAGCAGAAAGGTAAGATATGGTTGAAGATGTCTGAAATCAAAAGACCAAAGATAGACCTCAAAGACTACATACCTTCTGGAATACCATATATCGACGAAAAAGGATTGGGGTTCAGACGCAAGCAAGTTTCCGTTTGGTCGGGATTTAGAGGATGCGGAAAATCCACGTTGTTGAATATGCTCATTCTCAATGCAGCTCAGAAAGGTTACAAGAGTGCGCTCTATACTGGAGAGTTGCCTGAGGATATGGAAAAGCAATGGCTATACCTTCAAGCAGCAGGCAAACAGCACGTCAGAAAGTACGGCAATTCCGATTACTACTACGTGCCTGATGCTATTGCAAGCCGAATAGATACTTGGATAGACAAGTTCCTTTGGACTTTCAATAACAAGTACGGAGATAACTTCGTTCAAATCAGCGACCAGGTAAGGCGGTTAAAGGATGAAGAGGACATTGATTGTGTTCTGCTTGATAACTTGATGGTGCTGAACTTCCGTGAACTGGATTCAGATAAGTTTGAACGTCAGGGTGCTTTGCTGCAACGTCTTAATGACTTGGCGAAGGAACTTGATATTCATATCCACTTGGTTGCTCACCCAAACAAGACTTCCGGGTTTATCAGAATCGACAATATCAGTGGTAGTGGTGACATCAGTAACAAAGCTGATAACGTATTCCTTCTTAGTAGGGTCAATACCGACTTCATCAACAATGCGAAGCCAATCATGAACAAGTTCACCTATCAGAACATACTTGATAGCAAGTGTACTAACGTCATTGAGATTGGTAAGTTCCGTAATAAGGGTTCGCTTGTCGGGCATTACATTGAGTTTTGGTTTGAACTGGAGAGTAACCGATTAAAGAACGATCTTGCAGAGAATATCATCTACAATTGGGAAGAGGCACAGCAGTTGCCTATCAATTACGATGGAACTCCTACCGTTCAGGAACTCATGCAGGAATCCAAGAGCAATGGACTTCCTTTTGATTCTAACACCAATAATGATTTGCCGTTCTGATGATTACCGAGATATATGCTTGCGGACACAACCAAACGTCTGCATTTGTCATTGTAGAAAGCGGCAATATCATTCATTATGGCTCTCATAGGTGGGAAAACGGAATATCCTTTGAGGGTATAAAAACCATTGCAGATGACTTCAATTGTGAGGTGATTGCCGTTATATGTGCCATGATGCTTTGTGAGAACAATAAGCGTATGGCAGTGAACATCTACACTGATAGCGAGGATTGCCAGAAATGGTACTATCGCAATCAATGTAATTCTCCTTTCTTTCAATCACTCCTGAATCATTCAGTGGGTGTTGATATTTACGCAGAGCCTTGGAAGGATAATCAGTTTGGTAACGATTTCAAGGCAGCGTGTCTGAATATGTGTAAGTAACATTATTTGAGTAATATCACCGAATGGAATTTGACGTAAACAAACCTCTGAGAGTCTTTGAGGCCTTTGGCGGCTATGGTAGCCAGTCACTTGCCTTTAAGAGGCTCAAAGAGTATTTCCCTGAGTTCGATTTCAAAGTAGTTGGCTACTCTGACATTGAACCAACAGCAATAACCGCTTATATGGCCTTACATAAAGGCGAGAATATCATCAATTATGGTGATATTTCTCAAATAATATGGGAGAAAGTGCCAGACTTTGATTTCTTCACCTATTCTTGGCCTTGCACTGATGTAAGTGCAGCAGGATTGCAGCAGGGATTCAAGCGAGATAGCGGTACTCGTTCCTCTCTCCTTTGGGAGTGCGAAAGAGCAATCAAGGAGAAACGTCCTAAGTATCTCCTTATGGAGAATGTGAAATCGCTCACTCAGAAAAAGTTCATGGCAGATTTCACGGACTGGCTCGACGTTCTTGAAGGTCTTGGATATGTGAACTACTGGAAGGTACTTGATTCATCTAACTTCGGAGTGCCACAACATAGAGAACGAGTATTCTGTATCTCTATCTATCGTGAGAAAGGTACACCGATTCCAAACTACGAGTTCCCAAAGGAGTTTCCATTGGAACTTTGCCTAAGAGACGTTCTTGAAGAGAATGTAGATGAAAAGTACTTCCTCTCTGATGAAATGCTTGTTAGGTTCTGTGAGAAATCTTTGGAGGAATCGGAAAATGGCGGCACAATGCAATTCCTTCCCGATGGTGATGAAGGACTGGAGAACTTCATCTTTGCTCAGTAGGATAGTTCCGTACAACACAGCAGTAAGTGGTGTAGCGTACACTATCAATACAAGATATGACCTTGCAGCCATCAGTGACTATACCCACGACAAACATTGTAAAACGTGTGTGATGTATGTGTATGAAAATGAATAAGGCGCAGCCTACTCTCTCTCTCTCTCTCTCTCTCTCTCTACGGAATCGCAGTTTGCGGACAATCGAGGACTTCCAACAACAGCCAACGGAGTAGCACCAACGATAACAGCAGTGTACGATGCGTTGGGTGTATCGAACATGATAAGTGTAGCGCACTATCCGAAAATGGGTGTTGGAGTAGTTTACGAAACCCCATAAGAAAGATAGTTTCTATTCATCCTCTATTCCGTCAAATGGAATGGCGTTGTAAGAAAGATAAGCGAGGTTGGCTGCATGAAGATATATCGCCTACTATTGTTGCAAATGAAGCAAGAAATTCAGGAAATGTAGTTTACGAGATATATGAAACGGAATAAGCCTACTGGCGGTGTTCGTCTTGAAAGCCTAATAGAAAGCAACACACCACCTATGAAAGATGGTGTTTGGTTAGATACCTACAATGGCATTTGGAATGATAGCGTTGCAGGAACTATCAAGGCTCGTATAGATGGTAATTGTATGTATTATGTCACGCAAATAATAGAGAACTTATGACAGAAGAATGGCGACCTATCGAAGGTTATTTGAATAAATACTTTGTTTCAAACATAGGCCGAGTAAAGAACTGTCACGGACGAATACTTGCAAGAGACGTAGCACAAAGAGGTTATTTGAGGGTTAAGTTGTGTTTTGGTGGTGTTAGTATTGCGCATAAAGTTCATAGACTTGTAGCAAGTGCGTTTATCCCAAATCCTAATAATTTGCCACAAATCAATCATATCGACGAAAACAAACGTAATAACAATGTAGATAACCTTGAATGGTGTGATAACAAGACGAATTGCAGTCTAAGGAAAAACAAGAAATTCAAAAAACGTCCTGTTGTGATGTGTGATTTGAAGGGAAATCCATTACGTGAGTTTTCTTCTATACATGAAGCATCGGTAAAGACTGGAGTGAATATGTATGGTATATTGTCCGTTTGTAATGGTGTTCAGTATGAAGCAGGCGGTTATTACTGGAAAGATAAGACTTGCTGATTCTTTCATCTTCGGTTATACTCGTAGCCGTGACAATGGCGAGATACTGAACTATCATCGTAAGGACGTGGCGAACACCATTCACGGCTCTACTGGAGCAGGAGGCAATACAGATCAGTTTGCAGCAGTAGTCTATGAGAACGAATAAGATTGTTGTGATAGGTAACGTTTGGGTATCGAAGCAAAATGGTATGGTCTATGAGCCGAACGGCATTGCACCAACATTGACTTGTGGATGCCATGTAGGAGTCGAACCTAAGATTAGAGTTGTCTATGAGACTGATTGACGCAAAGAATGGTGCTAAGAGAATGAGAGATAACGGAATGACTTTTGAGTTTGGACGTTGGCGAGTCTCAAATGCTCTGACTCAGAACATAGACCATAGTTTAATAGTTTTGGCTTATGAGACTGATTAAGGGTATATCTGAGGCTTTCAATCATGCAAAGTAATGGGAAGGAAACTGGAGTGGTTATTCTATGGTAAAGCATATTTCTCCTGCATTAAGAGCAACGGACTATAAATGCCCTAAGTATGTTTGGTACATCTATGAGACTGATTAAGGCTATTGGTTGCGCCTATCGTGGCAGAAGCAAAGGTGACTGGAGCGTATCAGAGCATATACAGCAGCTCGAACTTAACTCTGAAATGTATGCCAATTCCGTAACGAGTATAACAAAGGATTCAATGCTTTGCTTGGTATATGAGACTGATTGACGCACAGCAGCTACGAAAGATGCGTACCTTTGAGGAAAGGGAGCGCAGGCATATTCATGGTGATGCAGGGGCTAAATACAGCCAAGGCAAAGTTCAGTACGTTGCCAAAGACGGAATTATGGGTGCTTTGACTACTGCCGAGGCGAAGGATAATTTGTTAGTAGAGGTATATGAGACATGAGCAGAGCAGACTTCATCAGATTCAAGAAAATGCCAAACGGCAATATCAGAGCCTACCAGTCAGATACCGATGACAAACGAGGTGTCAGCGAACTTCAAATAACCAATATCAAGAATCCTGCACCAACGGTTACTACTACACAGCAGATAAACATTTACTTAGTATATGAGACAGAATAAGATGTATAACGACTTTCATAGATTCGTGAGGGTCGTATATCGCTACTATCGCAGAACATACGGCAAAGAGGCTACTCAGGACGAGTGCCTGGAATTGTTCAAGATTGTGTTCCCTGCAATGTATCAAGCGAACAATTCAGACGACAAAGTTTGCAAATTCACCGACAAAGCACTTGAACGCATGGATAGGCTGTTTAAGAAATGGAATCCTGAGGGACCATTGAAGCTACTATGCGAGTACACTTTGGCGCAAGCACATAAGGAAATGTCAAAGGATAGCTTTATTCACTTCTGCAATGACATACTTCCTGTTATAATGCGCATCCGCAAACTTACGGAACGTGAATGCTTCCGTTTGCAGGACGTTGAGGAAAATGATATTGATACCATACTCAATAGCGGTATCAGTAAGTCGGCTGCATACAGACTTGCAGGAAACAGCATAACAGTTGCGCCTCTTTTCTTCATATATCAGAATCTCTTTATTACTCCTTCTACGAAAGAAGGCAGGATTGAACCGAAACAACTAAGTTTATTCTAAAACATAAAATTATGAACTATCTTTTATTCGATGACTTCCACCAGTGGCTAACTTGCTTACTGGCAGGTGTTCGGAAATTCTGTTGGGGAATATTCCGAATCGTGACGTGTTTAATCGGTGCTGTATTAAGCCTACTGAGGGCTTTGTGGCGCAGAATGGTAAGATTTACTGGCAACTACCCTAACATCGTCTTAGGAGCCGCTATTGTGGTCGCAGTGTTAGTCTGGGTGCTTACCTTTACAAGCATGAGAGCAAGAGCCGTTGGTGCTGAACATCAGCGTGACTCTCTATCGTATGAACTGAGTAAATTCACTGAGATGTACGACAAAGCTGGTGAAAAGGTAATTGTGGAAGATGACACAATATCATATCATATATGGCAGCAGAAATGAAAGAAGGTCAGTTCTACTATGCGCCACATCGTAGAATGTGGGGTGTATGGAAGTATCACGATCACGGCAATGGTTGTTCGTCAGGAGAGTTCATCATGGACTTTCCATCTAAGGACTCTGCAAGGCGTTTTGTCTATAAGATGAATGGCTGGAATCTAAACGAGAATAAGGATGAAGCTCAGATACAAGAAAAGAAATAGTCCACGTATTCAGTCGGCTATCAACCGGGTACTGACAAGCGTGTATTCGGTGCTATGTGTAGCATATATGGGTAGATACCGAATTGTCTATGAGCCGTATTCATCAAGAAACCTTGGTGTAAGCATTATGATGCTTGCCTATGGTGCTGATAAGTATGACGTGCTGAATAAACTCTGTTGCCCTTACAAGCGAGGGATAATGAGTTTTGTCCGTTGTGACATCAGGCATCGTTCACGGCTACTGGATATATTGTTGTTACTATTGTTGCTAACTTTCTTGTGGCTCATGTCACAGCCTATCATGTGGGCGGTTAGCTACACCACTTTTTGATACGATATTTCACTTATAAGTTAATTTTTAATTCATAAAATTTTATGGGTCAGTTCAAAAGAAATGATTTTGTCGCCGAGTTCGACAAGAAAGGGAGGTATGTAAGAACTCTCATGCCTCCGCATCGTGCTTTAGTTCCACATCGTGAACCAGTAAACGGAATTATGACGGTTATACCAGGTCGCTATGACCCTGCACCAAAAGGCTACGGACAGCCTCACAAGGCTAACGGAAACAATGACGAGATAGCTTTGTTCGGTGCAAGGTACGCACGAAAGTTCCGTCATGACAGACGTAAGAGACGTAATCGTGTTTATTAATTTTAAAAGTTCAAGTAAAATGGCTGAATTGAATTTAAGAAATCGTAGTGGCTTTTGGATCGAGGGTACGATTGAGTACACCACTACCAATGAGAAGGGTCTGCAAAAGACCATGACAGAGAAGTATTGCGTAGAGGCAGTTGACTTCACTCAGGCAGAGGCTCGACTTCGTGCCGAAATGAATTGTGCTAACCGTGCTATCAAGATTAAATCAGTTGTCCGTCCTAAGTATGGCGAAATCTGCTTTAACGACCAAGGTAGTATTGAGGACTTCTGGCTTGTAAAGGTTGCCGTTACCGAGGAAGTTGAGGTTAAGACTCGCAAGGGCGGTGTTAAGACCAAGACTAAGGTACGCACTCGCGCCCACTTGGTTCAGGCTACTTCTGACGTTTCAGCTCGCACAGCTATCAAAGAGGTCGTCTATAAGGACTCTACTGAGGATTGGGAGATTGTGAACATTACCAAGACTAAACTCCTTGGTGTGTTGGAGCGTGATAAGCATCTTGATAACCTTGCAGAGGAACGTGCTAAGAAAGAAGCTGCCGATGCAGAACTGAATAAGTAAACTCCGTTTGGCTCAAAACGTTTACTTCGGGGGTGGGATTACTTACCGAATCTCACCCCTTTCTCTTTACCTAATTTATGACTGCAAAACAACTGGAAACATTAGAGAAGAAACTTGCCGAAAGAGGTTATACCAAGTATTTAGGCAGAGTTTCTTTCCAACGTGAAGATTACCATTGGGGGCAAGGGTTTGACTACTACAAAACTAATAGTGGTATGACTCCATCCTATCAGATATTCTTCCTTGTCTATGACTGGCGCAAGTATGGTGACAGAGCCGTAGGCAAATTCAAGAGGAATCAGATAGGTGTTACCATTCTAATCATCATGGGTAACTGGTATGACGGACGTGCAGACTTGGAATTAACCGAGGACAGAGACATTGAGAAAATCGAAAAGGTAGCCAAAAGCTACTACGATTGGGTGCGTGAAAATCTAAAGCAAAAGGAAGGATGAATCAATATTTTATTTGGATTGCCTGCGGAATAGGCGGCGGTTATCGTGCTTTCAAGCAGAAGCCAGTACGCGACACTACTAAGGAGAAATGGAGAGGTGACTATGACGCAAAGGGTCAGGTACTCTTAGCGCACATGGAATCCGTTGGGATAACCCTGCCTGAACTTACTTGGGAGAGTGACCCTATCCGTATGGTGATGAATGTGAACTTTGATAATGGTACTGATAAGGCTCACAAGTTCATTGTGCAGGTGTTGAAAGGTGGGCATTGCGTAGATGAAAAGGTGTTCAATTGGGCAGACCAGGCGTATAGGTTTATCAAGGATATACGAGAGAAAGGTTTCAAGTTCCAAATGAAGAAAATCAGTGCCATAAACTATTCAAAGCGTGTTGGTCGCAAGCGTGTAGGCTGGAAACAGCCAGTACGTATCAAGGAAACTGGAGAGGTATTCCCCTTTGTTGAGGATTGCGCACGTAAGGTTGGTGTAAGCGGTTATTGCATCCGTGAATCATGTAATAAGGGTCGTGCATACAAAGGGTTACATTTTGAATTTGTCAACGAGAAAGATAAGAAATCTTGAAATAGTAGGTATTTTGTATGGAAAAGCAAACTGAAAGCCAGTACTTCTCTGAATGGGAGCCAACTGGTGACGTGAATAAGGAAACTATCAGTGTGTAATGCACGAATAAATAAATAGCATAACATGAAAACTTTAAGATTGTTCGTAACAGGAGTTTTGCGAGACGATTGGCCTCAAAAGACCTTTGATAATGTAGTTGAGCCGAAAGAAGTTGTTGCTTCTTTGGACTATGACGAAATCATTATCTGTGGTGGTGAGCCATTTGTTTTCAAGCGCAATCTGGAGAGACTTTTGCAGGCTATCTTCACCATGAATGAGGTGACTGGCATCAAGCGCAAGGTTTTTGTCGAAACCTCTCTCTGTGACTTTTGGAAGATAGATGACCTAATCAAGCTATGTGATGGAATCATCTGTATGCCAAAGACCAAGGCAGATATGGCTTATTTCAAGCAATGCAACAATGAATTGCTGAAACGTACCAATTTCGGTAAGTTCACGAATAAGACCATGCAATTGAACATTCTACCAAGTGTCCGTGACTTCTTTCCTGAGAATCTTCGTGTTTGGCAGGTTACTTACTTGGAGAGTGACGATGTAGAACACGTTGGCTGTGATTACATGAGGATTGCAGATCCTTGGAAAGAAGAAACTGATTGGTATAGTCTGACTCGCTAATATTATCGGCAAAACATTAAATCAAAAATTCCCAAAATAAAGTCAAACATGGAATATATCGAATTTTTAAGGTCTAAGATGGCCGTTAGTATTGAAAGTGGTTTCAAGGTGTCAGATGATGAACTGACACCTTCTTTGTTTCCACACGTAAGAGATACCGTAAAATGGGCTGTTAGTGGCGGTCAACGTGCTATATTCAGTTCATTCGGTATGCAGAAAACCGTTACTCAGTTGGAAATACTGAGACTTATTGTAGCCCATGAGGGCGGTAAAGGCTTGGTGGTTTGTCCTCGTCGAGTAGTCGTAGAGTTCGTTACTCAGGCGAAGGAATGGCTTAATATGAATGTCGTTTACGTCAGGACTATGCAGGAAGTTGAGGCTAATCTTGATAAGTGTGACGTGTTCATTACTAACTACGAGCGTGTACGTGATGGTGAGGATGGTGTGAGGATTGATCCAAACTACTTTATCGCTACCTCGCTTGATGAAGCGTCGGTACTGCGCCAGTTTGATACAAAGACCTATCAGACTTTCCTTCCTCGCTTTGCCAATGTGAAATACAAGTTCGTCGCTACGGCTACACCAAGTCCTAACAGATACGACGAAATGGTGCAATACGCTGGCTACTTAGGCGTGATGGACACTAACCAAGCTATTCAGCGTTTCTTCAAGCGAGACCAAACAAAGAACAATAACCTTACACTCTATCCGCACAAGCAAGAAGAGTTCTGGCTTTGGGTATCAACGTGGGCTTTGTTCATTACCAAACCTTCTGACTTGGGCTATTCCGATGAAGGTTACGAGTTGCCTAAACTGACGGTAATTGAGGAAGTCGTAGGTGTTGATAACGATTCAGCCGGATATGACGATGACGGACAAAAGAGAATGTTCCGTGATGCTGCAATAGGTCTGCAAGCTGCTGCAAAGGAGCGTAGGGATTCAATGCCTGCAAAGATTCAACGTGTCGTGGAGATAATCAATCGACCTGAGAATATAAACGACCACTTCCTTTTGTGGCATGACCTCGAAGCGGAGCGTATGGCACTCTGCAAGGCTATTGATGGTTGTAAGGCAGTCTATGGCAGTCAGAATGACGATGAAGCGGATAAGAACGTACTGGACTTTAAGGAAGGTCGTTTGAAGTATCTCGCTGCAAAGCCTGAAATGCTTGGCGAGGGTCTGAACTTCCAACACCATTGCCATAAGGCTATAATGTTCATTGACTATCGCTTTAATGATAAGTTCCAGGCTATCGCACGTATTCACCGATTCATGCAGAAGCATGAGGTTACGCTGTATCTGGTCTATGCTGAATCAGAGCAGGAAATCTACAAAACATTCATGCAGAAGTGGAAGCGACACAACGAAATGGTAGGCAAGATGGCAGACTTGCTCAGAAAGAACGGACTCTTCGGTACTGACATGATTAAGCGACTGGAGCGTTATATGTTCTCTCAGCGTGAGGAACAAAGCGGCAAGTTGTGGCGGTCTATCAATAACGATAATTGCTTGGAGTTGCCGAATATGGAAGATAATTCCATTGGTCTGATTGTAACGTCTATTCCGTTCAGTAACCAGTACGAGTACACCAGTGCATACAATGACTTCGGCTTTAACGAGAACAACGATAAGTTCTTTGAGCAAATGGACTTCCTCACTCCGCATCTACTGAGAGTGTTGCAGCCCGGACGTATCGCTTGCATCCATGTTAAGGATAGAGTTCTTAGTGGCTATAAGGGTGGTACTTGCTTCCAAACTATCGTTCCATTCAGCGATTTGTCGGTATTGCACTACATCAAGCACGGATTCAAGTACTGCGGACGTATAACTGTCGATACTGACGTTGTTCAGGAAAACAACAAGTCGTATCGTCTTGGCTATACGGAAATGTGTAAGGATGGCACGAAGATGTCAGTCGGCTGTCCTGAGTATATCCTTATCTTCCGCAAAGAGCCGAGTGATACGAAGGATGCCTATGCTGATATACCAGTAGTCAAGTCGAAAGACGAGTATTCTCTCGCACGTTGGCAGATTGATGCTCATGCGCATTGGTCTGATAGTGGTGATAGGCTGCTTTCCTACGATGACATCAAGAATATGGACTTGGACGGAATACGAGCTTACTACCGCAAGTTTGCCAAAGAACACATCTACAACTACGAGGAACACGTTGCTTTCTCTGAAACGTTGGGTGCTGCTGGAAGACTGAGCAAGGAATCGTTCGTGCTTGCACCAGTAAGCCACAAAGACTATATTTGGGATTTGGGCGATTATCGACGTACTGACACATTGAATACCCGTCAGGCAAAGGCAGACAAGCAAGTACATATCTGTCCGTTGCCGTTGGATTTGGTGAAACGCTGTATTGAGCGTTGGAGCAATAAAGACGAATGGGTGTTAGACCCATACTCAGGCTTGGGAACTGTACCATATTGCGCTATCAAGTTAGGTCGCAAGGGAATCGGTACTGAACTCAACTATGAATACTGGCGAGACGGATTGACATATCTACGTGAAGCGGAAATGGATAAACTATCGCCAACTCTGTTTGACTTTATGGAAGAGCAGGCTAAATAGCTTGCTCTTTTTCTTAACCTCAAAACTGAAAGCTATGTGTAAGATGGAAATATGCGAACCGAGGTGCTATCATTTCGATTCGTGCTGCAATCGCAATCTTCATTGTGTCTGCATCGGGTATGCACCCTATCCTGAGTCTGAGGATGACGAAGATGAAGTAGAACAACGTTTAGAACGAGCAACATATTGATTATGGCAAAGAAAGAACGTACTCCTGTTGATGATATTAAGGACTTTCAGGAAAGCCTTAAAGAGAGTAAGCCAGTACTCACTAAGACTGCGGAGGAAATCAGTGAGATTCTGATGCAAACCAAAGTAAAGACTCTGATAGAGAAATCAGAACGTGAGGCTTTCCAAAAGGAGAAAGGACTTACTGACTTGGAAATGGTCGCAATGATGGCTGCATCAGCCGTTTTTGTGCCAAATATGGCGCAAATGACTATTGATAGAGAGTCAGATATTACCTTTGGTGAATTGCACGATTATGAGGACAAGGCAAAGGTCAGTTTCATAATCGTAAGACGTGTGAACTATATACTGCATCAGACGATGATAGCGGTGTATGATCTACTTGAAGATGCTAACAAGTTGCGTTTTACTACCAAGATGCACTATTTGAAGGCAGAAAGCGAATGGACGAAGTATGAAGATACCAGGCGCAAGCAGATTGAAAAGACTGCGTGGTACACCTTACAAGACCATTTGCGCATTACCTACGACTTCCTAAACCCACGTATTGAGGGTGTCTATGAAGCTATCAGAAACTACATGATTCGCCTTGGTTGGCGAGATATAGAGCTGAAAGGTCGTATTGAGGTGGTGTTTCTGATGCACAAGATGGCGCACAGCACATTCCTTGCCTACTTCAAGGATTTTAAAGACGAGTGCGGAGTGGACTTTACCAAGATATACGTTGATGCAAAAATGGACGATATGGTAAAGCATTTCGTGGCTATGGTTAAAGTTCTTGGTATCAAGGTTTCTCAGGATTCCTATGGCTGTTATGATATTGAGGGATTCGACGCAAACAAGAATCAGCGTGTTCAGTGGGCGTGGGATGACTTCATTACCGACGTAAGGGATGATGACATCATGGATGAAGCGGCTAAGAAAGCCATTGAACTCAATCCTCATGCGCAAGAGGAATACAAACACGTACTGGAAGAATCTGAGCAAAGCCAGATTGAAGCCAGTGTTGATAAGCTAAGTGGTAAATTCAATGTGGTAAGAAATGACAAACGAACAAATAAAAGCACAACTTAAAGAAACAATTTCCTCTGTGCAAAAGTTTTATGGATTTTCTGAAAATCAGGCAAAGTCTTATGTGAAAGGCTTATTTACAAGGAAAAAGTTTGAACGTTTGCACTGGAAACAAAAAGTAAAAGTTATAGAAACGGGAATCATTTATGATAGCGTTGAAGATTGTTCTTGTGCAATCGGTGTTAGTGGCTATTGTATAAGAAGAGCTTGTAATTTGGGGTGTTCTTACAATGGTTATCATTTTGTGTTTTGCAGAGAAACGAAATCGAATATAAAAACTACGCAATCCAAAACAAATAAAGAAATAGATTCAAGAGTTTGTCAGATTTCACCCGAATCTCTGGAAGTGATTAAAGTATATGAAGATATAAATACTTCTGCCACTTCCGTAAAAAGAAGTAGGGCTAATGTGTGGTATTCTATAAGACATGGTACTCTTTGTGCAGGTTTTTTTTGGTGTTTTTTGGTAGATAAAACAAAATTCATACAAAGTAAAAGCACAAAAGAAGAAATTGTTGAAAGCAACAAACAAGAAGAAAGTAATGAAATAATAAAAATAAAAGAAAACAACATGGAACAGAATTTATTTGAAAATAAGGAAGAGAACATTCCTGCACCTCCAATCTCAATGAATGATATTTCTTTGGAGTTTGTTACGCCTGAAAAAGCAAAGATGTATTTGTCGAGCCAAAGAGAGAACAGAAATAAAAAACCTCGAAATATGAATAAACTTATAAACGATATGGTAAGTGGAAAGTATTTCGTAAATGGTTCTACTTTGGTTTTTGATAAGCATGGGCGTTTGGGTGATGGACAGCATCGCTGTACAGCGGTGATTGAATCACAGAGAGGTCAGTGGTTTATAATTGTAAAGAACATCCCCGATGAAGCATTTGATACTATTGATACAGGAAGTGCAAGAACTGCTGGTGATGTTTTGATGTTTGCAGGAATAAAATTTTATAACAAAAAGGCTGCAATAGTTTCTGCGCATAATAGTATTAAATTTAAGAAATTGGCAGAAGGCGGTAATAGTTCATGGTCTAAGACTGGTGGTAAATGTATAGATTTAAGTCCTTTGGCTATTAAGGAACAATATTTAAACAATCAGCAATTATACGATTTTTGCTACCAATTAGGCTCTAAATGCTACTATAAGAATCGGAAACTTTTGCCACTCAGTATTTTGGGTGGTACGATAGCTTACCTTATTAATGATAAAGGTCACACACAAGATGTTGTGGAGGATTTCTTTACGAGGCTTTTCATTTCGCGTGATGGTGGAATGAATGTTATAAATTTAATGAAAGACAAGTTCGAGAAAGAAAGGGACAAAATCACAAAAAAAGGCCCACTTCATATGTATGCACTTCTCACAAAATGTTGGAATTGTTATGTTTCAAAAAAAGACATGAAACAGTTGAGTTATAATAAGGAATCTGAAGGTGTAATTGTCTTTCTGTAATATGAGCAAGGTCTATATGAGTTTCCCCATTAGTGGGTACGATATTGAGGAACGTAAGGCTTATGCGGAGAAATTGAAGAAATCCCTGAGCCAGTTCTATGATGACGTTTTCAATCCTTTGGAGAATGGAGTGCCGTTAGATGCTCCCACCTCTGAACACATGAAGGAAGATATAAAGAATCTGCTGACGTGTGATGCAATATATATGGCAAATCGCTGGCAGTTCTCTGTCGGTTGCCGTACTGAATATGCAGTTGCTTTGGCTTGTAATATAAGGGTAGTGTATGAGCAAGAATGAAGAAATCAAAGCCGATTTCGAGCGTTTCCTAAGACATGAGGCAATGCGCCTTAATATCTTACGGGATGATGTGGAGAGTGT